TTACCTGTTACCTACGGTCAAGCCTCGAATGTAGGCGAGAGCTTCACGCTGTAGAGCGATGGGGAGCGCTTTAAGCAGTTGCGCAGCTTCTTCTTGGAGTTCCTGTGGGTCGTCGCGTTGTGGTGCGAAGCCTGCAGCGTCAAGTACTTGGTTGACGGGGAGGTTGACGGCTTGGGCTGCGCGGGCTACGGCTTCGGGGGTGGGGGTTATGGGGATCTTTTTGCCGTTGCGGATGTTTACGCCCGTTTCGAGTCTGCGCCACCAGGATTCGGATAGGTTGGCTCGGCGGGCGGCTTCGGCTTTTGATAGGCCCTCGCGTTCGCGTGCGTGTTGGAGTAGTTGGCCAGCAGGCCACTGCTGGGGTGTGGTCATGGCTATGAGCGTATCAGTGGTGGTGATCATAATTTTGCACAGTACCGGATAGTACGCTATAGTACTGGGTATAGGTTCAATTAGGGCCTATCAAGTACCGGACGGTACAGCCCTGCAAGGCAGAAAGGAATCACATATGGCCTACAAGGATGAAGGGCTATACAGCCAAAAGGAAGCCTGCCAGTACCTTGGCGGCATCTCGCGGAACACGCTTTATCTACTCCGACGGGATGGGCTACTCGCGGAGACCAAGCTAGGGTGGCGCGTCTTCTTCAAGAAGGACGACCTAGACCGCTGCATTGAGATGCAGGAAATGCTCAACGCAGCCTAAAACGTAAAAAGACCCCTCGGAGCTGCAACTCCATAAGAGGGGCCGCATCGGCAGAAAGGAATCTAAACACGATGCACGAACATGATAACACGCCAATGTCGGCGCACGAAACGACGGAGCGCGACCCGTACGAGAAGGTCCTGCTCCAGGCCGTCGTCCTGAAGCGCCTGAACGGCATTCACAAGGAGTTCAAGGACAGCATCACCCGCGACATGGAGCCCGGCGACAAGCGCACCGTGAAGAACGCCCAAGGCCTTGAGCTGGGCAGCGTGTCGAAGTCTGCGCCCGGCATGAAAGCGGTCTGTACCGATAACGCTGTGCTTCTCGCTATGGCTGAGGAGCAGGGCCGTGAGATTGTTGACGGCCTGCCCGCACCATCTGATCCGCGCCATGAGGAAATTATTCGCCTCCTCATGGAGATTGGACGCACCGACCTACTTGAGTCCGCTGTCGTCAAAGAGGATGCGGACGCAATCGCCGAGAAGGTCCTTGAGGACTGGCAGATTACCGGCGACCTTCCGGCTGGGTGGGAGATACGGGAGGCGTCCACTAGCCGCATGTCGATTACCCCGAAGCGCACTAAGGCAGCCCGCGCCGCGATAGATAGGCTCGTTCAGTCTACGGGCGCAATTCTTGAAATCACCGACGGAAAGGACTCCTAGTCATGCAGTTCACCACACGCAGACCATCGTGTAAGGCATCGTTCCCGCTCATGCTCCTTGCGGGTATTGAGGGCGCCGGTAAGACCTGGGCGGCTGTTGAGTCCACATCAATGAGCGCAGTTGACAAGGCATTTTTTATTGAAGTTGGAGAGTCTCAGGCGGATGCTTATGGCGCAGTCCCTGGTGCTGATTTTCTGATAGTTGAGCATGACGGCACGGTTGGGCAGATTCGTGGGGCGATCCAGTGGGCCTCCCAGCAGGCCCCGGCTGAGGGCAAGCACAATCTGCTCATCATCGACTCGATGACTGAAATCTGGCAGCTGCTACAGGACAACGGCCAGGAGGAGGCCAACCGCCGCGCCCGTAGCAAGGGCCGCAAGGTGCCGGAGGATGGCGTTCGCCTCAGCCTGGACCTGTGGAGTCAGATTAAGTCCACATGGAACGGCATTCTTCAGCAGTGCCGCAAGTTCCCGGGCCCGGTGCTCATGACGTCTCGCCTTGAGTTGGTGACGGCGGTGGACGAGAAGGGTAACCCGACGCGGGATAAATTCTGGAAGGTGCAGGCGGAGAAAAACCTGCCGTTCAACTGCCAAGTCGTGGTGCAGGCGAGAGCCCCGCGCCAGTGGACGATGACGAAGATCGCTACCACAGTCCCCGAGCTCCAACTCCAGCCCGGCGCCGAAATGACGTTCAACGACTTCTCGGTTGCGAAGCTGCTGGACGGTATGGGCATCGGTGCGGACGCCGCCCCGTCTACGTTTGTGGAGACCCGCCCCGATGGGGAGTTCAGTGAGGAGAAGCAGGCCGCGAAGGTCGCTGAGGAGCAGGCGGAGGAGCGGAAGGCATACGTCCTTAAGCAGACTCAGGGGCTACTCCGGGCGGAGTCCTCTGGGGACGTGGAGACACTCCAGAAGGCGCTGCGCTACTACGAGTCAAGGTCAGACCGTGAGCTCGTTGGCATGGCCCGCGACACGCTAGACCGCCTAGAGAAGGCCCAGCGCATGGAGAAGGCTCAGGAGACCGTCGGGGACGTGTTGGATGGTGAGGTGGTCGATCCGACCGCCGACGCCGCCTAGCTACCTTCCTCACTGCCCTAGGCCGGTGGGATTGCAGACCCCTGGCGGGTGCCTGCGCCACCGGCCTAGGCGTTTGTGCCCTGCGGCCCGGGCCATACAAGGGCCGCCCTAAAATAATCCATGTACCCCGCCTGTATACGGCTGCAACCGTGAGCGGTGTGGGGAGTAGCAGAAAGGAATCTTTGGGATGAAGCGATCCCCAATGAAGCGCCGCCCCCGCCGTGGCGGCAGAATGCCCCAAGAGGTCTATGAGACCACGATGTTCAAGCGCGCTCGTGGGCTTTGTGAAGCCGGGCTGCCGGGGTGTGAAAAGAACGCTACTGACTTCCATCATCGGCAGCGTCGGCAGCGTGGCAATGACACGGTTGTGAACTCGGCTGCATTGTGCCGCGCCTGCCACCACCTGATTACCCACGTGTCCCCAGCCGCGGGGCGGGAACGTGGTCTTATAGTTCACTCGCACCACCCAGACCCGGGCAGTGTGCCGATGTGCGTGCGCGGCCGGTGGGTCATGCTACGGCCTGACGGTGGCATGGAGGCCACGGAGGCGAGGCCGTGACGATTCACCCAGACGTCCACTACGAGGGCGTGCGGTTCGCCAGTGTCCCGCACCAACTCCTTGAAGAGGTGGCCGACCCGGTCGCTATCGCCCTGTACGCGCACCTCATGAAGTTTGCGGACTGGTCTACCGGCCTCGCTCACCCGAAGCGGGAGACCTTGGCGAAGCTCATGGGATACAAGACCACCAAGGCCGTCGATGCCGCTGTAAAGACTCTCGCTAAGGCCGGGTGGCTGGAGACGTTTCCGCGTTGGTCTCGGTGGAATGAGGAGACGAACGCGCTGGAGGTCATCTACGAGTCCCGCAAGGGCTTCAATCAGACGTCGAACGGGTACCGCCTGTTTGACCGGCCGCGCCGTAGTGGTGGGGTGGGTACCCCAGAGGAGCCCCACCCCCTACCCTCTAGTGACCCCTCCCCATACCCTCAGGGGTACACAAACAAAAACCATAAGAACGAGAACCATAGATCTAGTAAAGATCTTGATCATCCTGCGGATGATCGCTTCACCGAGTTCTGGGACACGGTTCCGAGAAAGGTTGGCAAGGGGGCGGCACGTAAGGCGTGGACGAAAGCGGTGAAGAAGGCGGACCCTCAGGTCATCATTGAGGGGATGCGCCAGTATCGGGATGACCCGAACCGGGCCGACGAGTTCACCGCTCATCCCTCGTCTTGGCTGAATGCGGAAAGGTGGGATGATGACCCGCTCCCAGCAAGGGGAGGGAGCCAGCGGGCCCCGAGCTTTTTAGACTTCGCCCCGTCTCGCTCTACGCCCCGAAATCAGCAGTTTGACGCCACGTATAGCGGCGAACTGCCCGACTCTACACATTTACCCCTGCCTCCCGGTGTTGAGCCGCCTACGGGGCCGCAGGCACTATTTGAGGAGTACCCAGAATGAGCACACCACAGCAGCGTGAGCTAGCCGCCTACGTCCTGGAGTACGGCAAGCGCCTAGCCCCGGATAGGTTTCCGCAGCCGTCGGCTGAGGTTGTGGACGCGTGGGCTGATGTGCTTGCTACGGTGTCTTTGCCTCCGCAGGTGTGGCCGGATGCGGTGAGGTTGTGGTCGCTGGAGCTGGCGGGGCCGCGTATGGTGACGCCTCGTGATTTGAAGCAGGCGGCCCTGGCGGTGCGTGACCGGTGGGAGTCCGATCCGGTGCGGAAGCGCCAGCTGGATGCGCACCGTGAGCGGTTACGCGAGGAGCGTGACGCTCAGTTGGCGGCGGGGACTTTCGGTGAGCTTCGTGGCTATAAACCTCTGAATGTTGGCAGTTCTGGCGAGGTTGATACGGCTGGCATCGTGGAGCGCATTAAGCGCGGTCTACGTGGTGGAACGGGCAGTCCGTAGTACTCAATTTTACTTTTTGTAAACCGTGATCTATACTTAGATATGTCAGCAAGAAAGGCCCCTGCAAGGGCCAGCAGAAAGGAATCAACTATGGACCTCGCAGAAGTCACCCACGAGTACATCGCAAGCGTCACCGTCACGACCCGAACCTATGACCTGTACCGGGACGTTTTCATCTACGACAACGGTGAGCGCCGCCCCTGCTACACGCTCCGCAGCCCGAAGGATGAATCCAAGTACTGGGCAGGTCACAACCTCACGAGTGCGGACAGCGCCGCCGCGGGAACCTACATGTTCACCACCGTCATGGGAACCCCAATCAAGCGCAATGGTGAGATCGTCAAGTTCTTCATCGCGGGCGACATGATCGAGCGAGTCAAATAATAATCCCTGGAGGGGGGCGCATTCCATAATCACGCCCACACATAGCCCCTGCAAGGGCATCCCACACCACGAAAGGAATCTCATGCTCACCGAGCACACCGTGTACAGACACTATGAGCTTGAATACGAAATGACCGTCACCAACAACGGCACCCCACAGGGCAAAGACGCCGTAATTGAATACACCGGGCACGGAGACGGCCCCGTCAAGCTCACCCCATTCTGGAATTCATCTAGCAATAAGTGGTGGGTTGAAGCTGAGATCCTGCCACACACCGCGTCTGGCTCCCTGGTATTCCGCTCGTATATCGAAGAGCTGGAAATCGCTACCCGCATGGCTCAAGAACTCGAAGAAATACTCAACGACGAGATCGATAACCAACCGACCACAATATAATTTCACACACACTGCCACCTGCAAGTGGCAAGCAGAAAGGAATCATCATGAGCGACGAAATCATGGATAAAATCTTTATCGATTTAATCCTATTCGTAATCCTTGTCGGAATCCCGATTTTAATCGGGGTACAGGCAGCACATGTCTTTAACTGGGCAGTAGGCACCCTAACTGGCCTGCTAGTCGCTGCAGTCGCGCTATACGGAACTTATAGCTTCGCCACACAACCCGTAGACGACGCGACGGTGGCGTAAAACACATGAGCACACGAACCGCTTATCTTGCCGATATTTGCCGAAACGATGAAGAGCTAACAGCGTTGGAAAGAATGTTGAAAGCCAGCCTACAAACCGGAAAAGCGGCGCTTCACGATGATGTAGCGCAAAAGGTAACCGACTTCCGCATCAAGTACGGGTTTGAGGGCGCCGACCTTGCGGCAAGCGAGCTAGCACTACGCGCCCGGATTAACCGCCTAATCGGAAAATATCTACGACCTACCGATATCGCCGAAGAACAGAACGTTCAAGAAACCGTTGAGAGTTTCCGCGCCGCATTCGTCAAAGAATTACTTGAAGCGCTTGGAGATTCTTAACCCACCTCAGAAAGAATAAATCATGAACACGCTAACCGCCGTCATCGTCACCCTGGCGCAGTTGCTCGCCATGCTGGATCAGGGCGCCGCACTACCGGCACAAGAACCCTACTGCGGCCTGAATCAGCGCTGGCTGTACGTGCAAGAAGTAGGCATTTACGCCTGCACCAGCCCCACCTACCGACAGGAGAAGAAAGAAAATGTCTAACACCATCGAAGTACCAATCTCGCTAATTAAGGCAGGCGACATCGACGCAATCCGCGAGTTGCTGCCCAAGGAAAATCTTTTCGGCAGGTGGGCAACACACCCCGAGTACGGGCGCGGAATCATCATCAGCGAACATCCAGACCAAGAGAATTTTGTGAAATTCGTCAATGGTAAATCGTGGTCGGGCGTAATCCTCGACGACCTCACCCTTGACCCGGCAGAACTCGTAACCCTTAAGGACTTCGAGGGCGCGCCAGAGGGCACAGTCATTTCCGACACGGGAGCAAATGCCTACCAAAAACTCAGCACCGACGCGTGGGAAAGTAGAAACGACTATCTCACCGCTAAAGAGATGGCAGTCAGCGGCCCATGGAAAATCCTCCGATACGGATGGGGAGAGTAAAAATGGACAGCAACACTGAACGCCTGGCCCGCGAGTGGGCAGAGAAGATTAAGGCTATACCGAGGGCGGATCGCAGAACGGATGTGACCGCCGCGATGGAATACATCTTGGCTAACACAACCCCGCCGACAATGGCGGACGTGGAATGGGACTTCGATAAGCACTACCTAGCCGGGGCCGTAGACCTCGATGGGAACGAGGTAACCATGGTGGGCGTGCGGGATGGCCTTATCCGAGTTTTCGACGTAGCTGATATAAACCGGTATTACGCGCCGGTGCTGGAAAACCCGAATCACCTCACCCCGAACAGGAAGCGATACGAACTCCGCGAAATCAGCAAACCGGAACACCCGGAGACGCTAACCACCGTTGAGGACTACGAGAACGCGCCGTCGGGCACCATCGTGGCGAGCAACATATGTCCCCCTTATATGAAGTATGAGCTGGACAGTTGGACGGACAATTTTGGCACTACAGTCTCCGACGAGGAACTAGTAGGAGGCCCTACCACGGTACTCCGCTGGGGGTGGTACGCATGACCACTCTTGATGACCTCACGCCGCAGGAGCGCCAGGAATTAATCGGAACATGGGTAGACCTCAACGGAAGCACACAACCACACATCTACCTAGGCGAATTCACCAGCAATACCGGTATCCGCCACGGTGCGCGACTATTCAACCCCGTTTACATGGATTGCTACGCCACCTTTGATGAGTGCACACCACGCCCCGACCTGCCTAGAGCATGGCAGCCAGACGGAAAGCCGCCGACAGGCAAATGGGAAACCAGCAACACGACAGACGTATTTCTCGACGGAATCGGAGCACCAACCGGACATGCGTATTCAAGAATGACCCGCCGTTTCATCACCGACTGGGAGGAAACCCCCAATGCCTAAGAAATTCCGCAAGAAACCCGTTGTTGTTGAAGCCGTGCAGTGGACGCGAAACGATGCACCTCGCAAGCTAATCGACTTTACCAACGGCTTAGTCCAGATCGATGACGTTGAAGAGGTCTTTAAAGTCTATGACCGTCTCCATGACGAGTGGATACCATTCTACTGGGATGACTGGATTATTAAGGGTGTTCAGGGCGAGTTCTACCCGTGTAAGCCAGAGATTTTTGAAGCAACCTACGAACCGGAGAACCCTAACGGCACATCAGTACCGGGGGAGTGGGAATACGCCGTGCAATACCTGACCCCGGACGGGTGGAAATACAGCCGCCCATCGTGGGAAAATCGCTGGCAGGATAGCGAAGCCGTCCAGGAAGTCCGCGCTCTCCGCGACCACCCCGGAGAAGAAACTCGCCTTGTCCGCCGCCTGGTCTCCCAACCCGAGGTGATGGAGTAATGAGCCACAGTATCGAAATCGCTATCTGGGCGCTCACATGGGAATACGGCGAGCAGCACAGCGTAATTCCTGGGCGCTTGGAGCATATCACCTGGGGCGTTGACCCTGAAGAAGTGCGCCAGCTACCCGGATACGGCGACTACATCCGCCTTTTTCGTCGCCTCGTCACTCAACCCGAAGAGGTACAACCATGAATTACCAGACGGCGTTTGAAATGCTCCGCGAAATGATACTGGCAGAAAACCAAAAAGCCTACCGACTTTGCCAACGTGAGCACCCTAACCCGTACGGCTATGTCTACCCGGACATGGAGTACCAGCGCGGTAGGTGCAATGCCACCAACGACGTCTATAACGAATCCAACCGGCTACTACGACACATCGGAGATGCCCAGTGAGTAAGTGGAAAGTCCGCCGCGAAAATACAATATTCTTCCACCCAGATGAAGATGACGTTTGCTACGGCCCGCGATGGTGCATCACCTCGCCAACAGGCGTGGGCTGGGGAAATAAAGCCACGTTTGCGGAGGCAATCGCCTACGCAGACAAGCGAGCAAGAACGAGGGAATATGTGCTACCGAGCCAGCCACTACCACTATCACTACCGGGGATAGCGGACGACGACGCGCTGATATACGTCACAAACGGCAAAAACGGCTGTGTCTACCTCAAGGATGAGGATCACAGCGAGACGCTAACGCTTTACGCACGCGAACTCCGCCCCCTCGCCCTAGCACTACTCGCACACGCAGAAAGGATGGAAAAATGACCAACATCGAACCGGACTTTCCAGCCAGTCATGACACCCGCCGATTCGCCCACCACGGATACGAATGTGCGGTTCTGATGGGGCCGATGACCATCAACGGCTACGTCGTCCTCCCAGACGGGCACCCGTGGCTCGACTATCCAACCCCGCTGGAAGTCCACCCCGACATCGACGTCCACGGTGGAATCACCTACCACGAAGGCAACACCATCGGCTTCGACACCAACCACTTCCGCGACGGTCACCACCCTGACGCGGAGCTCGCCTACCAGACAGGAGAAATTTCAACCCTGGGCATGTACGGGGAAGTGCCCCACATCTGGACGTGGGAAGAAGTCGAAGCAGAAACCCGCCACCTAGCAAACCAAGCAAAGGACGCCACCAATGCCTAACCCCACCCGCCAAGAAATCATTGAGGCATACAGGGAGCTAGATATGCTCCTGGGCTTCTACGATGACCGGAATCCTAAGCGCGTGCCGGAGTGCCGCGCCATTATTGAGAAAGCCCTCCCACCACGACCACAGCCCACCATGGCAGACGTGGAGTGGGACGATGACGAGCACTACCTCGCAGAAGCAGAATACCCCTACCACGGGCGCGTGATTATGCTCTCCGAAAAAGATGGGTGGATTAAATACTTTGACGAAAGAGAACGCAAAGCCTACGACGTATTAGCCAGAGCACTCACCCCGACTGGCAAGCGCTACACCCTCACAGAGGTGCAGGAATGAGCCGTGTAGACAGGCGGGCCGTACTCGAAAAATACGGTGGCCGTTGCGCATACTGCGGCAGAACACTCACTGCCGGGCGCAAGGGTGACACCGCCTTTCAGGTAGACCACCTGCACCCGCGCTACCTAGGAGGAGGGGACGAGCTAGACAACCTCGTACCAGCTTGCCAGCTATGCAATCGCTACAAAGTCACCTACAGCGTGGAGCAACTACGGAAACAGCTAAGCCTTATCCCGTCGCGGCTGGAACGCCAGTCCAATTACCGACTAGCCGTAGCCCACGGGCTAATCCTCCCCACCGGGAAACAACCAAAATTCCTACTAGACGGAGACCGCAAATGACTGACCTGAGTACCAGCAACCTGAAACGCCTACTCGCTGATGCCGCACCAGGCCCGTGGGAATACGTCCCCGGCGAAGCCATAGACGAGCGCTGCATCGTCAACCTCGACACCGCAACCCCGTGCATCGCCATAGCCGCAAACGATGAAGGATCCGACTGCAACGACGCTGACCTCACCCTCGCCGCCCTGGCCCCACCACTCGCTGATGAGGTCCTACGGATGCGTGAGGCACTGCACGACCTCAGTGAGGTGTGGGAGGCCATAAGCATCGGCCCATACCGCACCCCAGCGGAGCAGCAGCTCGCAGCGGCGGTAGTAGACCACATTGACCAAATCCTAGGAGACCACGATGGATAAAGACAAGATTCACCGCGCTCTAGCGCACATCGCTGCTGGTGCCGACAAAATGGCCCAAGCCGCACAGAAAGCACTCACGCCACTAGCAAGGAGCAAGCAAGGAGAGCAAGATGAGTAACCGAGACAGGGCAGCGCACCTCATCATGGAAGCCGCCCGCGAATCAGAAGTTCCCACCGAAACCGCCATCAACGCGGTAGAAGCACTCGCCAACGCGGGGCTCCTTGCACCAGACCTCCCCGAGCCAGACAGGGAGGACGACCGGAAAGGCGCAGCGTGGTATCTGAACACCCAAATCGGCTACATAGCTAGTGGCGGGCCGGTTATAGATGTCTACGGCCTAAGCTGCCAACGCCAGAGCTTTCGCCTCACATTTACTAAAGAAGAGGCGGAAATTACCGCCCACGGATTTCTCGCAGCAGCTAAGTACCAGGAGGAAGCATGAGCACCATCGACAAGGCCGTGCAGGTCATTTACGACGCGCCACCCAGCGCGGCATCCTATCCCAAATCGATGATGACGACTGGCACCGCGCATGGCAACACTGCGCCAAACACGCGCCCAAAGAATGGAAAACTAATGCCTAATATCTACACCCTAGAGCTAATGGAAGCGTCAAAAGGCGTCCTCAAGGATTTGTATGAAATTGACTGCATCTAAGACCGGTTAGCAAACAGCAAAATGAAAGAACCGAATATTATGGAGTCCATGACCAACGATATTCAAGACCAGGCACTCGAGGATGCGATAGAAGCACACAAAGCAGTAGAAGATCTAAAGCTACGACTTCAAGAGCTAAAAAATCAGCGAACCATGGCAGTACGACGAGCTAAAACAGCAGGCGTACCGATGGGCACCATATCAAAGGCGCTTGGAATTTCACCGACCATGGCGACACTCATCTACAAGAATGAAAGGTAACCAGAATGCGTAAAATTTTCTCTCTCACTCTCATAGCAGCAGCGTGCTCGCTGGCGGCGTGTGGTTCGTCTCCCGAGACAAATCAAGCCATGCATGAGACAACAAAAACTGCTCATGAGAAGCCGTCCAAGGTTGATCCTGGCGAATTTGAGACCGCTATCCAAGTACTCCACTATCTTCAAGCGCAAAATGTCACCTGCAACGACACTGGCAGCACCGAGCAAGGACTCACCTGTAGCACTTCAAGCGTTGCCTATATCGTAAACGGCGGGCAGGACAAGGCCACGGTTAAAACCATGGTTGATGGGGCCTCAACGGTAGAGAACACCGCCGTTATCTATGGCGATAATTGGTATATCACTTGCACTGGAATCACAGCTCCTACAGCTTGCCTGTCTGCCGGTTCGGGCCTTGTTGGGTACGAGAAATCAGGATTCTAAAACACATAATCATTTTGCGGCGGCTGCAACCGTCGCGGGGCTGACCGCCCCAAAAAATCAGAAAGGATACACTCATGACTATTCAAGATGTCACCATTGTTGGCAATATCTGCTCCGACGTAGAGCTGCGCTACACTCCGCAGGGCACTCCGGTGGCCCAGTTCAATGTCGCGGTGAACGACCGACGCTTCAACAGCGAGACGAACCAGTGGGAGAACGGGGACGCCACGTTCTACCGCGTGAGCGCATGGAAGCAGCTAGGGGAGCACGCCTCAGAAACGCTCGCTAAGGGCATGGAGGTCATTGTCAAGGGCAAGTTCACGGCCCGCAACTACACGACCAGGGAGGGCGTGGAGCGTACCGCGCTGGAGGTGACCGTGAACCCCGGCAAGGGTGCCCTTGGCCCGTCGTTGATGTGGATGGTGGGCAGTATGTCGAAGGCCCAGCAGGGCGGCGGGCGGCAGGCCCAGCAACAGGACCCGTGGAATAGTGCCCCGCAGGGCGGCTTTAGTGGTGGGGACTCTGAGCCACCGTTCTGATAGGTGGCCTGCGAATATATCCATAGCGGGGGCGCGTGTCGCCCCTGTGTTCTAATATTGCCTTCGTTAGCCGCCGAGAGTGAGGAGACGTCATGCCGCCTACCGTTATTGAGTCCGCTAGTGGCACTGTCCGTGTGGAGTCGTTTACTGACACGACGCCGGGTGACGAGTATGCCGCTGTGTCGCTTGAAGTCGCCGGTGTTCAGGTTGATTTGAGTATCGAGCAGGCGGAGGAGCTAGCGCTTGGTTTGCGGGCTCATGGGGGGTATCTTTCCACCACCCCCCGCTAGTCTCATCGTGTCCTAGGATGTCCTGTAGGGCCGAGGGCATTGGCACACAAGATCGAACCGTGAACAATAGCTCACGACACAAGAATCCCACCCGCACCACTAGGGAATGTCGTGAAGCCAGCCTGCACCAACACCAAGAACCGAGCATTCATAAACCCAGCCCAAGCCGCACACAACAGCGTCCAAGCGGCGCTCAAAATATGCCACCACTGCCCACTCCTTAAACACTGCGCCTCCCAAGCCCTCACCTCCGGCACCAGCCTCAACGAGGACTGCCGCGCCCCCGCCGCCGACGTCATACAGGCCGGAGTCATCTGCCACGGCGACCTTGACACCGCCTACAAGCTCGCCGCCATAGCGCAGGTTGACGTCCCCGCCTACCTCATCGAGACGACACACCGCGACAACATCGGCGCACGGCGCCCCGACAGGTGCCGCAACTGCGACCGTCCGATGGTGAAGTGGAACCGCCATGAGGAACAACCGGAGGGCTATCAGATGCACTACGCCCGGGGCTTCTGCACCGCCTGCCGCTCCGCATACGCCCAGTGGAAGAAGGACAACCCGACCGAGCAACGCGGGCTGAGGAAGCCGATAGACCGCAAACGCCACTCTGCCCCGCCCCGTAAACGAGGGGCCGTCACTATCCAACCGACCTTATTTGAGATTCCAGCATGACCACACCGTTCCTCATGTCCTACCCGGACAGCCCGAAGCACCTGGCGACTATCGAGCTCCCGTGGGAGAAACCGCCGCTGAGCCTGAATGATTCCGCCCCGGCGTCGAGGGGTGCGGTGTGGGGCCGGGCCGCGAAGAAGCGGGAGATCCAGCAGGCCGTTCATCTCCTCGCCCGTAACGTCAGAATGCCGGAGGGCATGGGCTATTTGATTGTCCAGCTGCACTATCGACCCCGCGATAATCGGGGCCGGGATACGGATAATGTGGCGGCGTCCGGGAAGCCGATTTATGACGCGCTATCTAGGGGGTCGAAGCAGATTCCCGGCTTGGGGTTGGTGCCGGATGATTTGCCTAGGTTTATGGGGAAGCCGGAGCCGGTCATTTGGCCTGCCGTGAAGGGGCTGAGGGGTCGTATGTGGATGGATTTATGGGTGTGCGAGAGCGCCCCTGAGCCTTACGTTAGGGCAGGCTAGAGAGCTCAATTTTACTTTTTGTAAACCGTGATCTATACTTAGATACGTAAGCAAGAAAGCCCCTGCAAGGGCAAGTAGAAAGGAATCATCATGACCGCTCTCACCCACGCACAAAAAATGGAACTCGGCTGGGCCGCAATCAACAATGAACGCGGAGACGATGGAGCCCTCCGCCTAGAAGGCGATAGAACCCGCATCAAGAACAACCTCGTCAAAAAAGGAATCGCCCGCCTCGTCGAGGGGGTATGGGTTGACTACTGGGGCAAGGAGTACCGCACCAAAGACTGGTACGTGAATGCTGAGCACGAGGAACTGTGCACCGGCCTCATTGACTACTACAGAGCCCACGAGGCCCCTGAGCTAGGCGCTGCGGCCCTCAGCCCCGAAGAATGGGAAGTCTGGGCGGGCTAACCCAATACGGGAGGGGAGCGCATTCCGAGAATCACGCTCACACTCCTGCAAGAGTCCAAAGAAAGGAATCACCCATGAACGCCTACACCTGCTACCAAGGCCAACTCGCAGAAGCCCGCATGGCCCCATACGACGAGTACAACTATCTCGTTGAGGTCGTGCTCTGGTGTGAGGACGGAACCGACATCACGCACCAGCTAGTAGTCAGCGCAGCCAGCTCAGACTTCTGCGACCTACTAGAGGGACTCGAAACCGAAGCATACGAAACCGACATCCCAAATTTTGCGGAACTGCTCAAAACTCATGAGCTGGGCGAACTCCACATGATTGACGGCCCACTCTAAACCAGAGCTAGCAACGTAGACGGGGCACAAAACCTCGCCTACACACTAGGCACATCCAATCAATCAGAAAGGAATCTAAACCATGTTTAAACAGGCAGGCCGCCACTGGGAATACAACCTTATTCACCCAATACCGGCGCTAGCGCTCATCGGCTGGAACTGGGTCGGGGGCGTTATATCGATGAGTTGCGATGCGTAGCGATGGGACGGGATTAAGCATGAGTCAAGGCACCGCGATAGCCACCTGGACTCTCACATTCGGTGAAGAGAACACCGTCCAGTGGCGTTTGTATCAGGGCGAAGAATTACGGGGGATGTTCATTACCAAAGATGACGCACTCCACTATCTAGACGAAATCAGTAAAGGGACATTTAAGCGATGACTAATCAGAGAAAAGATTTTCACATGACGTCGTTGGAAGCGCGGCAGCAACTTAACCGGGTGGAAGCTGGTGGGCGCGTGCCTCAAGACGTTGCCGTCGCATCGCTAAAAGAGGTAGAGGGGCTGCGGTATGAATACGCCGCCCAAGTCTGGCGTCCTTACCTCGAAAAGTGGCTATTTGTGGGGCCACATGGATTGTGGGAACGGCCGCGCCGCGCCCGCTGGTACATGCTCCCCACTACCGCCGAGCGCATGGCTATTGAAAGACACCCGGGCGAGCGGGTGCGGATTGTGGCGCGTGCCTACAGTCAGCCCATCGTCATGAGTGAGGAAGAGCGCGAGGAAGAATGAGAATTGGCAGCATGTTCAGTGGCTATGGCGGGCTAGATAAAGCCGTGTGCCCGCAGCAAGGGGCGGCGGCGTTACGCAACATGCTTTGAAGTCAAGAAACATGAAAGGAAAAAATTATGTGCAACAACTCGATTGAAGTTCCGTTTACTCTCGCCCCGGGAGCGCAGCCGCCGCGTCGCGCTCATGCTAGTGACGCGGGTTGGGATCTTTCTCTAATGGTGAATGTGAAGATTCCGGTCAACGGGCACGTTGTGGCGTCTACGGGCGTGTCTGTGGACATTCCTGATGGGTACGTGGGAAAAGTGTTTGTTCGGTCGTCGCTTGGCTTTAAGCGTCACGTAGTGCTTTCTAACGGCACGGGGATCATTGACGCGGGTTACACGGGGGAGATTATGGTGTCGCTTCATAATGAGGGGACGGCCCCGGTGTGGTTGCGCGGTGGTGAGCGTGTGGCGCAGCTTGTTGTGGAGAAACTACCCGTGGTGGGGTTTGTGGAAGTTGAAGAATTAGGCGCTTCGGAGCGCGGCGTTGGCGGGTTTGGATCTACTGGTTTGTAGTGCTTAAACGGCTCAATTTTACAAATTGTAACTGGCGTATTATAGTGATTCATGTAAGCAACAAGGAGCTGCAACCCCAAGCAGAAAGGAAAACAAAATGTCCATCATCGTAAACACCACCGCACAAGCCGAATACCTCTCCAACCTTGACCGCGTAAGCCGCCAGCTGCAGAACGAACTCGAAACCGTAGCACGCGACACCCAGAACTACATGGACGCAATCGCACGCGGCGAGTACTGCCACTTCACCCCAAACTCCTCCAACGTTGAGGCACTCGCAGCAAAGCGCAACGTCCTCATTGAGCTGGCATCCGCCCTGAACCTTGAAGCTGAATGGCTTCAGGTAGCACTGACCGGCAAGTCCGCTTTCTACGAAGTCGCCTAACACCTCACGGGTGGGGAGCGCATACCGCTAATCACGCTCACAACGCCCCTGCAAGGGCACCGCAGAAAGGAATCAAAATGCTCAAGGACCTGCTAGCCGCCAAGCCAGAATGCGACGCTTTCCTAGACAGCATCATCCACGGAGAGCACACCCAAGGTAACGAGACGGCCGCTATCCAGTTACTTGCCGAAAGCCTCGAATCTCCTCTCCTTAGGGACACGTACCTCAATCGCGGAATGAACGCCGAGGAAGAACTCGCCTGGGTTAAGGTCTCCGAATTCACCAAGACTCCACAGGCCACCGCTAACGCCCTGTGTCTAGCGGCATTCCACACCCGGAACGTGAGCAGTAAGCGGCTCTACATCCGTGCAGCCCTCCGTGAGGACTCGGATCACAGCCTTGCGGAACTCATGGAGAGGGCTATCGGCTACGGCATCATAGACCAAATGAATCAGGCAATAGCCATTGGCGCCGCCAAGTCATACCAGAAGTACATCAACGCCTGCGCCCAGGGCGTGTAATCCTCCCCCTAACCGCGCCTGCAAGCGCACCACAATCGCGACAGAAAGGAATCACACAATGTTCAAGCGCAAGGGCCGCCACTGGCCGCACAACGTACCCAGCCCACGCCACGCCCGAGTGCTCATCGCCGAACACCGGCCCGGGGCGAAAGGCGGAGCTGGGAAGTGACCCACAAAATCACCTACAGAGTGCAGCGCTGGTGCCGAGAAGACGACACGTGGTCATGGTTCGGCGCCAGCGAGCACACCACCCCCAACGGGGCCGTAGAGGAAATGAACCGGATGGAAACACTATTCCCCCGCGACGTGTTCAGAGTCATTGAACGCCACGTACAGGAGGTTATTTACCGTGTTCCGGCAGCCGACAGGTAAGACCACAGTGTTCTGCGCGGTAGGCGACGACGTCCGTGAAGTCGGCACCTACAGGTCCAAATGGGCCGCAAACTTCCGCGTCCGCATCCTCTCCGAAGCCGGTATTGAGGCGTGGACGAAACCAGAAATCAGAGTTCTATTTAGCGAGGCAAATTGCTAATGCGGAAAAAATATCACGATTTTTACCACTGGACTGAGGATGCGAAATGCAGCTCGTTACATCCGGACGCGTTCGATCTTCAAGGCGATAACTGCACACTCGAATCTAAGCGGATTACGGCTCGCAAGATGTGTGAGGGGTGCCCCGTTATCGCGAAGTGTGCCCAGGATGTTTTAGAGAATGATTCCTATGGGCTCGTACGTGCTGGGCTATGGACCCCAGGTTGGATGTGTGGCAGCCCTTTGAACCGGAGCAGAAAGGGGGGCGCGCTAGTGAAAGAGCTCCAATTCATCGCCGCTACCGGCCGTCTTCCGGAGCCTGAGGTGGCGGCATCGCGGCAGACGTGGCCCTGAGGATCACGGAGCAGGTCAGGGAAATTATCGGCAAGCTCCCGGCATAGGGAACAAGAACAGCCCGACCGGCAGACACCAAGGTTCGAGTCCTTGACGGGCACTAGCGCCACCTGCAAGCGGCGCACACCACCACGCAGAAAGGAACCACCATGAGCATCGTGCAACGCCTCAACGAAGAGGTACAGGTGTACCGCCTCGGCGACGGACTCAGCTTCACCCCCACCAGCAAACACCCGACTGGCGTACTAATCGGCGTCTTCTACCACGAGGGAGCCCAAATCGGCAAGGGGTACCTGACGGTCAACGGCGACCAGTACGACGCCATACTCGGGGGCTGCTAATGGCTATCAAAAAATCACCCCTCTGGCACTCACGCGAAGAGTTCGCGGAGCTTCTCGCGGACCACGCGGCCCTAAATTATCTTCGCTCAGCCGAGCACATGAAGCTAGAAATCTGCACGCTTCATCTGCCGCCTCACATCAAACGGAAGGTGCGCGCCGCCGCCGACGAGTGGGGCATCTCCCGGAACGGGATGCTCGTTGAAATCGTGCTCGGCTACCTATCCTCCGACACCCAGTATGTGCCGGAGAACCGCTTAGCAGTGAACGTTAGGACGGCGGCGCAGGGCTCCTACCGGCTGCCTACACTGGCGATTGACCACATGCGTTGGCTTGCCGACGCCAGGGGGATAACGATCTCTCAGCTTACGGCGGACATGATTGTCGAGTACTTCAACGGCGCAGAGGCTAAGGATGATGCGGCATGAGGTATGACGTCTGGTTCAACTTTGGCCTCCCGCAGGTAGCCGAAATCAGGGCGCTAGACGGCGACACGATAGAGACAGTGGACTGGTTCTATATCCCCGCTGGTTACTTCCTAGATAGCCTGTCTAGCCCGGGGGATTGGCATACCTTACGCACGTGGGAGCTGAGGTGGCTGTTTAAGAGTTACGGCTGGCGGCTTATGTCCGAAGGGGATTCTGTGTGGGCCGAGAAACTTTAGCGGGGTTCCGCTGACCGCCATCGGACCCCCATTAACCTCCGCAATATGGACGTAAAGGACACTACGGGCCGTTTAGAGCACCTACCAATAGCTCAGCTTCATCCATACACCCGAAACCCTCGTAAGGGCAGTATTCCGGCAATTAAAGACAGTCTAAAGAGTCATGGGCAGTTTAAGCCGTTGCTAGTCAACATTGGCACTCAAACCGGAGAAGAATGGTCTGTACTGGCAGGCAACCACACGCTCGCCGCCATGCGCGAGCTCAACGCGGAGGCACAGGAGGAGGGGCAGGATCAGCCGCACCTCATGGTCCCGTGCTACGTCATCGACGTTGACGCCACCCAAGCAGCAGAGATCGTCCTCGTGGACAACAAAACAGCCGACGAGGCCACCTACAACGATGAGGCCCTCCTCGACCTCCTCGACTGGCTCCCAGACCTCGACGCCACCGGCTACACACAGGAAGATCTCACCGCCCTAGAGGACGCCCTCAACACCACAGAGGAACCAGCTGAGGAGGACGTGACGAACCCCTACGGGGACTTCATCACCATCCGGCTACAACTCCCCCCACACCTCGCGCAGCAATGGCTCACACACACCACCGCGTTCGATAGCGACGAGGAGGCCCTCGAGTACCTCCTCGACCACAACAGCCAGGGGGCGGGCCAGTGAACGTTATTGTCACCTACGTCATCGCCGGAGTCATCCACTACGAGGAGCACGAAAACATCCTCACAGTCACCATAGGGGAGGCTGGGGAGCTCAACATCGTAGACAGCAACGGCGACACCACCCGCACTTACGCCCCCGGCGTGTGGAAGACCGTCGATTACCGAGACGTTTCATGAGCCACACCGACACCACCTGGCTATGCGTCAGCAAACAGGGAGACCGCTTCAACCCGAAGAAGATGGTCATACTCTCCGAACACCGAACCCTCGGCCAGGCAAGAGGAACCGCACCCATCCACGCCGTGAGCGGTATCCCAGACGTCCGCATCGTCCGCCGTGAAACCACCTACACCGCTATGGGATACAGCGACTCTAAAGGCCATTGAAGACGTTTCTAAAACCTGCTTCTACCTGGACTTTTGCAAGAAAAACAACTATACTTAAATAAAGCACATCAACGCCCCTGCAAGGGCAAGCAGAAAGGAACAGATAATGACTAACGGTCATATCGAAGTCACTATGGCTACATGTAGCTACAGCGAGTATTCGCCAAAACTTGGTGCAGCTGTACGGGCTAGCCGGGGAGCCCCAAAATGGTTCCCCTACCCGTACGCCTTTTGGGAGGCTCCGACTCCAGAGTGGTACATGCTGAAGATGGAGGACCAGGAAAAATATCGCAAGGCGTACCTTGGGAAGCTGGATTCAGTCGGTGTCGAAGAGATGCTTCGCCAGCGTGATTTAATCCTTCAGGACCAGGCGGTAAGAAATCAGGGTGTAGTCCCAGATACTCTCGTCATCCTTTGCTATGAGAAGCTCTCGATGAAGGGGAAATGGTGCCATCGTACGATGTTTGCTGAGTGGTGGGAGGAGAAAACTGGAGAAAGGGTGGTTGAGTTGGGGTCGCATCCAGTTCATGAGGAGAACCCCGAACCAGACTACTTATTCTAGTGTGGTAGACCGTTCGGTCTGCGGAAATGTACTGAGCGGTATGTCTTGTTGACAGGAAAAGGACAGTCGCTTATACTTGCGGCACGCCTCCTCAACAAGGCAATGCGTGAGTGGTGAAAGCATCCCGCTTGGCTTCCTGCCAAGAGTTCCTAGTTCAAATCTAGGCTCGCGCTCCACACAACCCTCCAGCTGACCGCATAGCAAAACTAGCCACAATGAAAGCTAGTAATTATTCGGACAGCCGGAGGGTATTTTGTTCCAAGGCAGTATTCCTAACGCAATGCGATCTATTGTTCTTGAGCACGTGAAATCATGGCCACACGAAAAAGGCCTGTGGGTAGGTTGCTCCGGGAACTTCACCATCGAACGCCTAGTGGACGGCATCGGCGTTCGCACACACTCGAACGACGTCAGCGCATACTCGACAGCGCTCGGATACTGGCTATCGGAACGAAAAGTCCCATACTCCATCAAACCGGAGTACGAGGAAGAACTGTCCTGGCTCGAACCATACTTCGAAACCGACATTGACAGAATCGCATCAATCATGCTCGGGACAACTTTCCTGCCCTTAGTCGGATCTGAAAAGACATACCAACGCCGACTGCTAGCCGCATACAAAAACCAGTATCCAGCGCTGCACGCAAAAACAGTGAAGCGAATGGAAGACCTACCACTCAAAGTAGAGTCATTCAGCTGCATGGACGTCAGAGAATACTTCCAGGACGTAGTACCAAAAGACGCCCCAGTGGCAGCGTTCCCGCCGTTCTGGTCAAACGGCTACGAGAAAATGTTTGAAGGAATAGACCACTATTTCGACTGGCCACGCCCCGACTACCCAGAACTAGACGAAGAAGGAAAAGACGAACTACTCGAGCTTATGACCAACAGGGCCAACTGGATAGTAGGCCTACACATCGAGCACCCCGAACTTGAAGGTAGCGGACTGGAAAACTACTACAGAGGATTCGTAAAAGACACGAACCGAAGCGTCCCCATCCACATCTACTCGTCGAAGGGTAAGACTAGGATAAGTCTTCCGTCTCAAAAACTTGAGTTTCTACCCGTACCAAAAATCGGGTTCAGTGACACAATCGAACGCCCCCTCAGCCTGATCAAGCTCACTAACGGGCAATTCTCCGCACTACGTTCCCAGTTCCTATCCAAACACATAGCGCCAGGACAGCCAGACAGCGCCTACGGGGTCGTCGCAAACGGGAAACTTCTCGGATGCTTCGCCTACGGATCGCAATCAGGCCCCGGCAAATCGAAAGACACAATCTACGTCCTTTCAGATTTCCCCGTCGGCTGGTCGAAATACAAAAACCTCGCGAAGCTCATCATTATGTGCGCAATGAGCAAAGAGGCCCAAACGCTAGTACAGCGCTCACTCTCCAGGAAAGTCACAAAGATAGAAACGACAGCGTTCACGAACCGCCCGTCGTCCATGAAATACAGAGGCCCACTCAAGCTAAAAAGTAGAAAAGAAGCGAAAGACGGGTACCACAAATACCAACTGCAATACGCAGGGCCACTTGGCCAGATGACACTAGACGACGTACTCGAAAAATGGCTCGCAGGCCCAGGCAAGACAATTCGCGAAAACCACCAAAAATAGCCCCCACGAAAAGGACACATCATGCAAGAAATGCGCATCAAAACCACGCTTGAAAAACGCGACCCGAACGACCTTAAGCTGCTCGAAATCAACGCCCGCTTCATGCGCGCAGAGCAGTACAACACACTGCTCGAGAACATTAAGCGAGACGGCGGCCTAACCTCAGTCCCACTCGTATGGCAAAACCCAGAAAACGGTGAAGAAACCGTCCTATCGGGAAACCACCGAACCATGGCAGCCAGAGACGCAGGACTCACCGAAATCGACGTCATGCTGATCAAGCAGCCACTCACCGAACAGCAGCGCATCGCAATCCAGCTTAGCCATAACGCGATCGCCGGAGAAGACGACCCATCAACACTCCGCATCCTCTACGACGCACTAGACGACGTCGAGTCGCGACTCTACTCAGGCCTAGACGACAAAACACTAGAGCTTCTAGAGAACGCCTCAGCAGCCCCAATGAGCGAAGCAAACCTGGACTACCAAACCGTCATGCTCGTCTTCCTGCCACACGAAGTAGAAGCAGCAACACAAGCACTACGCGAAGCGAAAAACCAACGCCCAAACGCCCTGAACCTACTCGCAGGGCTAGAACAATACGAAAAGACACTAGACGCACTAGAAACCGCCCACAGCGCAGCAAACATCGTCAACGTTGCAGGAGCACTAGGCGTCATCCTTCAAGTATTTGAAGAAAACCTAGAAGACCTACAAGAATACTGGCTAGACGAAGACGGCAACCCACGCCCGAGCACAAAAGGGACAGAGATCCCCATGGAAACAGCACTCGGAACCCGCCTCGTGCCACCCCAAACAGCAGCCAACATTGCCAACGCCGTCAAACAGGCAAAGAAGAACGGCGACCTTCCCGAAGACGCAACCCCATGGGACTTTCTAAGCGCGCTAGCAGACGAATACGTATCCAGTAACACTTAACCCACAAATGTCACAAAAGTGCGCCAAACGACCGTATAGACCACGCAAACGGGACGTAACACCGTAACACTAACGGAAGTAACACATATGGCTAAGCAAAAACACATAAGCAAGAAACGACGCGAACGAATGGCGAAAGCCCTCAACCAACGAGAACAAGGACTCACTTACGAACGAATAGCGGAAGAACATGGCATCAGCCGACCTCAGGCATATCGAGACGTACAAGACGCCCTCAAGGAAATAACGAGAGAGCCAGCAGAGGCAGTAAGAACCATCGAGATACGCCGCTGTGAAGAACAACACCTGCGCCTTAACGCTGAACTAGGGCGACTACTGAGAAACCTCAACGCGAGCACCAAGGCGGGAGTCTCGCTAGATTTACGGACAGTTGACCAAGTTCGAAGAATCATCGAGACGCAAGACAAGATTGGGCGTACTCGACAGAGGCTTTACGGAATCGACACCGGTATTGTCGTAGACGCCTCGGTAGACGTAACCGCATCAATCAGGGATGCGTTTCAAACTATTATGGAAGCCGATCCGAGCGAGTTTGAAGAAGGCATAGGGTCGGAGACTTAGGAGTAAACAATGGGGCTGTCTGTGCGTCAGAAACTTGCGCTCAACCAGTCCACCGCAAAGTTTAACCTCTGGTACGGCAGCGTACGATCCTCTAAAACGTATGCCCAAAGATGGGACTTTATATCGCGAATGGCTGACGATAGTCCGGTCGAAGGTGACCGGATCGTCGTCGGCTATTCAACGAACACGTTGTGGAGAAACTTTTTTCAGCCAATCTTCCAGATGGACAGTTATAGGGCTGTGGCGCCTCATCTTCACTACAGCAAAAACGCGCCGTTCGGGTCACTTTTCGGCAAGCCGTTTACAGTTGTCGGCGCGAGCAATGAAAGTAGTGCGGCCTCGATTCAGGGCATGACAGTGCAGGACTGCTGGTGGGACGAGGCGGAGCTGTCACCAGAATCATTCTTTGACATGCTGAACACGCGCCTATCCTTAGACCGATCGCGAGTATTAGCGACCTGCAACCCTGGAACCTCAGCGCACTATCTGAAACGCCGTGTAGTAGACCAAGCAGATGCCGAACGCTACCACGTCGAGAAATTTCTACTCCGAGAGAATCCGGCGCTGAGCCGACAGGTAGTTGCAGATCTGGAGTCCACGTTTACGGGGCTCTTTTACCGGCGAATGATTCTTGGAGAGTGGGTCGCAGCAGAGGGCGCTGTTTACCAATCGTGGGACGTAGAGGCAATGGTGGAAAAGTCGTCCCAGGTGGAGGAGATTCTTTCGGTTGGGGTGGATATTGGCACCACTCACCCGTCCGCAGGGTATGCCCTCGGCATAGACAGCGACGGGGTACTCAAGATTGTCTCTGAATGGTCACCTAATATCGTCGAGGGCATGTCGGGCACGCTCCCACTATCAGACCATCAATTAGCAGACAGCTTTGAGGCTTGGCTTGAAGAGCTGCCACAACGGCCCCGCTACATGTATGTTGATCCAGCCGCGAAGAGCTTTCGCCAGGAGTTGAAAGTGCGTGGTATCCGCACCTATCAAGCTGCGAATTCTGTTGTGTCTGGCATTAGGACTATCGACTCTTTGTTAACTGGCGGGCAGTTGAAGATCGACAGTTCGTGCATCCAGCTCATTAAAGAGATTCCCGAGTATAGGTGGGACCCCTCGGCCTCGGCACGTGGCGAGGATAAACCTATCAAAGAGAAGGATGACCACTGCGACGCTTTCCGGTACGCCGTGTTTTCATGCAAGCATCTATGGGTTCGACGTGTACGGAAGGCGAAGGCACGGCTCCTCTAAAGTAACTGACCGCAGCCTCAATAGTCAGATCGTTAGGGCCGTGCAAGGGCGTTGTGCCGCATCGCATTCGGGTACGCAAGCCACCCCGCGCCAGCCATGCAGCGGGCCGACAATGGGGCGGATAGGCCACTATCCGCACTCGTTCCCCAATGGCTAGGCTGCGCGCTCCGTCGCCAACTTCGACGGTTGACGGGGGCTGCGCCCTTGCACACCCCGGCAGACGTAGCCAAGGAGGAACACCCATGCCAATGCCAGCCCCGAACACGCCGTGGCCACCCGAGGAGTACGCCCCGGCCCTTGAAGCGATCCGTAGGGATGATGCGTTAATCTCCGGCGACACAGACGTCATTAATGAGCGTCGGGCTAGGCAGTACGGGAGGCCATACACGCACCGCACCCAGTTCAACGGGGGCGTGGTCGGGGCGGCGTCCCGCGCCTTCCTTGGTAAACCGCAGCGCCACACGCCCGACTCATCGCACCTTGTGACGCATCATTTGCCCATCGCCGACGAGCTCACCACAGCCCTAGCCGACTACATGGCAGGCAAACCTCCGCAGGCGAAACTCTCCGTCGAGGATGAGGACAACACGGAGGCTGCCGAGGCTCTAGACCGGCTTGTGTCCTCAGACCGCTTCGCCTCCGACTGGTGGGGAGCCGTATATAGGGCCGGGTCACACGGCTGGGTATATGGCCGCGTGGTATGGAACCAGTCGGTAGACCCGCACCCATGGATTGAATGGGTTGACGCGGATAACGGCATGGCCGAGTTTGAGAACGGACGTCAGACAGCAATCCTATTCTGGGACACGTACCAGCACGACGACGACTATTTCCGCCTCCTCCAGCGGCACACACCCGGCCAGATTGAATACCAGTTGTTCAAGGGCTCAGGCAGTGGTCTTGGCCAGCCGGTGCCGTATGACGAGATACCGGAATCCGCATACCTCATGGAGCTGGAGGGCCTACGGGAGGGCACCGTCCTGCCAACCGGGTCGGAGCTGATTACCGCCGACATGCTGGACAACTACCGGCCCCGTCATGCCTGGCGGCAGAAGAAACTACTGCGCTACTATCACACGTCGGATGTTGCGCGGGCCGCTGGCATCTTCGAGAGCATCGACCACAACTGGTCGCAACTCCAGCACGAGGTTGAGGCGGCCCGGGGGCGTCTCTTCGTCTCCGAGGAACTGCTAGACAGTGACGGCCCTGGGCAGGGCTCGTATCTAGATTGGTTCCGCGACGTCTACAAGGCGTCAATGAATGGAAACATGGACGAGAAGCCAACCTTCGAGCAGATCCAGTTTGACATGCGTGTCGAGCAATACCTCACGCTCATCGACTCCGGTATCCGTAAGGCGGTATCCGCGCTGGGCTTATCCCCCTTCACTGTAGACATGGATGCGCAGGCAACCGGCGACATGACGGCAACGGAGACCCGGGCCCGCACCCGCCGCACCCGCGCCACCGCCGACACCAAGGGCCGCCACGAGCGCGCCCACCTCTCTCACATTCTCACCGCATACCTGCATATGGACGCGTTGCTGAACGGCTACACGCCACCCAGCAAGCCCGTGGTGGTGTCCCTCCCAGACCAGGTAGAGGTGTCGGAGCAGGAGCTGACTGGTAGTGTTACCGCGATTTATACCTCTGGCCTGATGTCTCTACATGCTGCGATTACTAAACTGCACCCCGAGTGGACCCCCGAGGAGGTGCTGGCAGAAGAGAATCGAATCAATGCCGAACGTGCCGCTATCATGCCAGAAGATCCTCTGCTTAATCTTGCAGAAGATATGCCTATTAGCTCAGGCGGATAACTATGGCGGACGAACTTGAACGTCAGGCAATGCGCCTCAGTATTTTGTTTGAGGAGGCTGGCTTAATCGCGCTTCGAGAACTGTCGGAGGCCTTAAAGCGCGGTAACTGGAATGATGTACACCATGTGCTGAGGCGCGATAAAGAGTTGCGAAGGTTGTCGGCCCGAATAGCGCGGGTTATGAATACCGCTTCGCAAAAGTCATCCCTAGTCATCGACCAGTTGGCGATGGAGGAATACAGCCAGGCTATTGAAGAGGTTTTTAGCGAGGTTAACTTCGCTAGCACCCCTTACCCTACGTATGCTGCCATTAACACGGTACAGGCCCTCTCAGGCACAGCTACGGCCAAGATTGCTTCTACTACTCTGCAAGTTGTTCGTGATGTAACAGATGTTTACAGGTCGATCACTACGCAGACAGTGCAGTCTGCGATCATTGCCGGGGTTGACCATAGGACGGCAATGAGGCATGCCCTCAATCAGTACGCCGATAGGGGTATCACCGCATTTGTTGATAGGGCTGGGCGTAGGTGGTCGCTTGACTCCTACGTGGACATGTCTGTGAGGACGATGCGGAATCAGGCCACCCAGGAGGGGCACCTATCCGGCTATGAACAGGCGGGTGTTGAGCTGGTGCGTGCTTCGTGGCATACGGCCTCGGCGCCGCAGTGCTACCCGTTTCAGAATGAACTTTTGGCGATCTCGGGCGGGGCTGGGGTGCGTGAGATGGTAGACCCGGCTACGGGGGATAAAGTCACTGTGACGGTTAAGGACACGTTGCGCGGCGCAATCAGCAAGGGATACAAGCACGTTAATTGTAGACACCGCGAGTACGCCTACACGCCCGGCGACCCCACACCACAAGTGCCAATGGACAGCCCGGCTGAGAACAAACGCAAGTACAAGGCGACACAACAGCAGCGCTACATGGAGCGGCAACTACGCCGATGGAAACGCCGCGAGGCCGTAGCCCTCTCCCCGCTTGATAGGGACACTGCCCGCGCCAAGACCACCGAGTGGAACCGGCGCATCCGGGAGCACGTCAACAATCACGACCACCTCACCCGGTGGTCGCACCGCGAACAGCCGCGCAGCTGACCGCACCCGCAGTGTCCGCATCATGTGGGGCAGTGGCAGACCAGGAGTCACCACCAGACGACCACATGAAGGGACACCGAATGTCAGACACCACCGCCTCCGTCACCGACGAGCAGAACACCGAGGACACCACCCAGCAGCCGGGGCAGGAAGAAGGCCAGGAGCCCACCAGCCCACAGCCTAGCGAGGAGGGGGACGACCGCATCTCCCAACTCAACGCTGAGGCAGCGAAGTGGCGTACCAAGTTCCGCGAGCAGGAAAAGGCGACCGCCGAGTTCGAGAAACGCCAGCAGGAGATCGAGCAGCAGTTCGAGTCCTACAAGCAGAACCTGGCTAAGGTCATGGGCCTCGCGGAGGAGGAAGACGTCGAGGACCTTGGCAAGAAGTACCAGGAGCAGGCTAAGGCCGCAGACGAGCGCTACAACCAGCTGAGGCAGCGGGTAGCGCTCACCGAAGCGGTACAGAAGGCCAAGGCTGACCCGGATCTGACTGTCCCCTTCATTAGGGGCGGTGAAGCATTCAACGCCCTTGACCCGTCCGCCGATGACTACGAAGCCCAGGTGGCTGAGCTCGTCTCGGAGACGGTGGCAGCAACCCCGAAGCTGCGCGCCCAGGTGGCGCCCGCATCTTCCGGTAACGCTCCGACCCCATCGGAAAACAATAGCTTCCGCAAGCTCACCGTAGAAGACCTAGACAATATGTCCCCTGAGGAAATCTACGAGGCGCGCAAGGCCGGGAAGCTAAACCACCTCTTCTAAGGAGAATTGCGCATGTCTGTCGCATCCTTTATCCCTAAGCTCTGGGCCCCGGAACTGATCGTTCCGTTCCAGAAGTCCAGCATCTACACCCAGCCCGGCATCGCTGACACCAAGTACCAGCCGATGCTGCAGAACAGTGGCGACACTGTGGAAATCAACTCCATCGGCAACGCCACCATCAAGAACCACGACCGTACCAAGGACCTTGAGTACGACGACCTGACCACGACCTCTGCGAAGCTGGTCATGGACCAGGAGCGGTACTACGGTTTCCGCGTCTCTGACGTTGACCGTGTACAGGCGGCCGGTGGCTTCGCTTCCGCCGCCACCAACCAGCACGGCTCGGAGATGGCTGACGATATTGATAAGGCGGTAGCCGCATCCCTCAAGGCGGACGCAGGTAACAAGCTGCCGAACCAGCCAGTGTTCGACGGCGCCGACTTCTACCGACCCTCCGACGGCCAGCTCACCGCGTGGGATGTTGTTCGCAAGCTCGCCACCGAGCTGAACAAGGTGTCCGCGCCCACCGCCCAGCGCTGGATCGTGGTCGGCCCCAACTTCGGCTCCGCTCTTCTCGCAGACCGCCGCGTTACCCAGGCAGACGCAACGGGTACCGACATTGTGGCCCGTAATGGCCTCATCTCGTCTATCTCGCAGCTCGGCCTGAACGTTTACCAGTCCAACAATGCCCCGGTCACTTCTGGCCGTGAGGGCATTGTGGCTGGTGTTCCCGGGGCACTTGCGTTCGCTACCCAGCTCCGCGAGCTGGAGGCGTTCCGTGACCCGGATCGCTTCGGCGATATTATCCGTGGCCTTCAGGTCTTCGGCGCTAAGGTCGTCAACCCGAAGGGCCTCGTCTACGTGGAGGCTGACATGAAGCCGGGAACCCTCGGCTCCGCTGCTGCATCCACCCCGGCAGCCTAAAGGCGAGTGGTAGTGTCACGCCCCTGGTTGCCACCGGCACGGTGACCTAGGGCGGGCGCTACATAGGGCGGTCTACCCATCCTCTAGATAGGTGCTAGGGGGCGTTGGGTAGCCCGCCCCTTTTTCATACCTACAGCACGATGATGTTTCCCCCTTTGGAGGTGGGGATAGGTGAATCTTGAAATGAACTACATTGACCGGACTGAGCTGATCGCTGACGCTATTCCCGGCACCTACGACGGTTTAGACGATGCTGAGCTAGACAGTCTCATTACCCGGGCATCGATGCTGATGCGCCGCTACACCAAGTCCGCTGTCTACTCGGTAGACGAGTACGGTATGCCGACAAGTGAGCGTATTAGGTCGGCCTTCCGCGACGCTACGAGTGCCCAGGTCTTGGCTTGGGTTGAGGCTGGGGTAGTGGGGGAGTTGTCTACTGGCGGCGCCAATGTGGAGGCGTCCGTGGCCTCCTCATCTAACAACGGCTCGTCGGTGTCGTTTGATAACAGTGTGTCAACCGCAGCCCGTACCCGTCTTCTCGCCGGGGAGCCGTCCGAGGGCGCGCTCCTCATCCTCGAGGACGCCGGTCTTATTGGTGTCCAGCCATGGATTCGGGTGTAGAGGCGATGCGCAGCAACACGAGCGATACCCTAGCCCGCCTGTGGTTTAGGCATGAGGTGAAGCTACAGGGCGAGGAGATACGAACCGCTAGGGGTGTCACCTACGGGCCTGAGCGCACCGTCATGGCGTCCATCAACATGCAGTCCCGTGTGGTGCAATCCGGTGTAGGGCACGGGGAGGAAGTCACCGTGGCGGGAACGCTCAACTGGGATGTGGAAGGCCCGCTGCCAGCTATCGGCTCGACGGTGACGATACCGGAGGAGTTCGGGGCGAAACCGCAGCGGAAAGTTGTCACAGCCCGCAGGGCCTACACCGGCACCGGGCTGACACCCGACCATGTGGAGGTGACCATCCTATGAGCCTTCGACTCAACACCGAGCAGGTGAAGCAGCGGGTCAAGCAAGGCGCGGTACGAGGCGTGTCGGAGGCGGCGCGGGTCGTTGAGGCCGCCGCTGTCCCCCTCACCCCGCTGGGCGAGACGGGCAACCTGCGCCAGTCCGCACAAGCGGTACCCGGCACGGATACAGGTGGGAAGGTTGAGGGCGCTGTCCGCTATGAAGGCCTGCCCTACATCCGGCGTCAGCATGAGGAAACAACATGGAATCACCCGCGTGCAGGCCAAGCAAAGTACCTGGAAACAGCGCGCCGTGAGAACGCGGATCGTGTAGCGCAGATTGTGAAGAATCACATTAAGGGGGCGATCTAGGATGTCTGAGTTTAATACGGAGGCAACACCGCGCCCCGCGACCCATCATGATTTCGCGGATAATCTAGCCGCCTATCTGCACAATCAGGGGGTGTGCGCTGACCCGCTAGAAAATCAGCAAGACGGGGAACTACCCGCCGTGTTCATCGGCAGGTTTGTTGACCAACCAGACCGCGCAATCTGTATCTTCAACGTGACGATTAGCAACACGTGGTCGAATAGCAACCCAACCGCCCGGTTCAGTATTGCGTGCCGAGCCGAGGCTGAAGATCAACTCACACCGGCCAACACCGCGGGGAAAATCTTTACCGCTTTGCATGACCGCACCTACTTTGAGCTGACCGCAGGGCACGGCGTTTTAGCCTGTGAGCGGGTCATAAATGATCCACAAGTGCCGGATTCAAACACCCGCTGGTACAGCATCGACACCTACGAGGCAGTGCTAGCAATCCCATCTATCTAGGAGATGTATATGGCTATTGCAAAGTACGCCACCGCACCTAATTCGTGTGAGCTTAACAAACAGCTCAATCGTGGTTGGGTGCTGCAGGTCAAGCCGGTCGGTTCCGACGCGTCCGAATACAAGTTTGTGCGCGGCCTAACCTCACTGTCCCCAAACATTGAGACCAACACGGTCGATGCGTCGGACATCGATTCTAACGGCTGGACTTCCGAGATTAAGACCTCCCGCTCGCTAACCGTCTCCGCTGAGGGCCAGTTTGCGCGCAAGGGCGACCTTGACCTCCTCACCGAGGATCAGCAGCTCCTGAAGTACACCGGAGAAGAGCTGGGCGACAACGGCAAGATCGACTTCCGTATCTGGCGCTCCGATATTGACGAGGGCTGGGAGGGCACCGCTAACAACAGCTTCAAGTCCGGTTCTGGCGGCGCTAACGACCTCCGCACTTTCACCTTTGATTTGAAGTCCTCCTGTGAGCCGACCCGCATCCACTCGGTTAAGGTTGGCGCGGAGAAGAAGCCGTCTGAGACGATTAACGAGGACGAGATTGTTAAGGCAATTTCTCCTAAGGGCTTGCCGCCGCGTAACACCGATAACACCGGCGAGACTTCCCCGGGCGCTGCGGCTGACACTGGTGAGAACACCCTAGGCGCTACCGGCTAGAATGATATTTGGCCCTAACGCTTTAACCGTTGTTTAACGGCAACGCGTAGTTAACCCTCATGGTCTTTATTGACCGTGGGGGTTAATTCTTTTCCTACCTATCTGACCGCACACGCCACTGATTAAGAATTAGTGCCGTGACCGAAAGCAACCAGCAAGGAAAGGAACACGGCCATGACTAACTTTGGCAACCTTGAAGAGCAACTCGACCCATTCGACGTGTATTTCACCTATAGGGGTAAGCAGTACGGGTTCAGCCCAAGCGTTGAGGATGTTCTCGCGTTTCAGATTGACCTCAACCGTTCCCGCACGGACGGCACCACGGAGATGGATGTTTGGAACCGTGTCATCGCTTTGTCGGGTGGCAAGATGAGCAAGACCGGCAAGATTTCCGGTGGTGTTCTTGAAGAGCTAACCGGCGACGGTGTGCCGTTCAGTGTGATTGACCGTTTCGTTCAGGCCGTCCACCTCAAGTACGCAAACAACAACGACATTGCCAAGGCGTATTTTGAGACTGGCGAGCTGGGAAAAGCACTGGAGAAGTTGAAGAGCGACGCCCAGCGGAACCAGGCGACCCCGAAGGATGCTGGCGAGACCAGTGGGGACGATTAAGGCGCGATGAAGATGGTTGGGCGTGGGCTCAGGACACCGAATTTTGGTATGACCCATACGCGGGCGCTTATTCGGAGAACGATCCGGGTGGCGGCCCGCCCGACCTGTTCATTCTAGAAACATACGGTGAGTATGTTCGCGAGTGGTGGGCGGAGAAGATTCAGGCCCGCCCTCACGTGGATGAAGAGAAACTAACCTGGGCTAATCTACTCTCTCATTGGGATGAAATAGAGACCGACTTCCATCATTTTTTTGGTGTGGATTTTGGCTCTCGGATTCTAGCTGACCGCCGGTGGCGCTGGTTCACAATAAGGCTCGTAAGACTATTAAGTGAAGATACTGCGATTGCGCGGTGTCTTGGCTTAAGAGATAGGCCTAACCAGCAGGAGTGAGTATGGCAGCGCTAGATCTCGGAGACCTCGGGTTCAAGATTAAGGTTGACACGGCGGAGTTTGATTCTGCGCTGTCTAAGATTGAGTCTAAGGCCCGTGGTCTAGACAAGACACTTGAGGGAACCGGCAAGCGTAAAATTAGCGTTAAGGCCGACTCCGGTAGTCTTAGCAAGGTTGAGTCCGCGGCCAAGGCGGCGGGTAGCGCTGTTGACGCGGTTAACGGCAAGCGCGTTTCACCGAAGGCGGATAGCGGCCAGCTAGATAAGGTTGCGACGGCTGCGAAGTCCGCGGGTGATGCGATTGATTCCGCTTCGGGTAAGCGTGTCTCACCGTCCGCTGACACGGGTCAGTTGGGCAAGGTTGAATCCGCTGCGAAGTCCGCAAGTGACGAGGTAGAGAAACTATCCGGCAAGCGCGCCACCCCGGTTGTTGATTCCTCCCCATTGGAGCAAGTCGCTGCTAAGTCTCGCGACGCGGCGTCCGCAACGGATGAGCTGGGTCGTGCCGCTAACCCGCTCGGGGGAATGTTTAGCAGCGCCGCTTCATCCGCTGCGGGCATGATGGGCGCCCTCGCCGGTATTAGCGGTGTTGCTGGCGCGTTCGGAAAGATCATGTCCACGGGCATGGAATTTCAGTCGTCCATGAACACCATGTCCGCGGTGTCTGGCGCTACCGGCGAACAGTTGGCCGCGGTGTCTGCAAAGGCCCGCGAGTTGGGCACGGATGCGTCCCTCACGGCAACATCCGCTACCGATGCTTCGCAGGCGATGACCGAGCTGGCTAAGGGCGGCTTCACGGTTGAGCAATCCATGTCTGCGGCTAAGGGCACACTGCAGCTGGCTGCCGCGGCGGGTGTTGAAGCGGCGGACGCGGCCACGATTCAATCGCAGGCGCTACAAGCGTTTAGTTTGGGCGCTGGGGACGCGGCCCGCGTGTCGGATATTCTCGCGGGTGCCGCTAACGCCTCCTCGGCTGAGATGACCGGCATTGCCCAGGGCTTGCAACAGTCGGGCACGGTGGCGCACCAGTTCGGTCTCTCGATTGAGGACACCGCAACGTCGCTGGCGATGCTTGCTAACGCGGGTATTCAGGGTTCCGATGCGGGTACGTTGCTTAAGACCACGTTGCTGTCTGTTACGGATCAGGGCAAACCGGCGCAGGAGGCAATCGAAAAGCTGGGCCTGACGGTCTATGACGCTAACGGAAAATTCGTTGGCATGTCGTCGCTACTTGAGCAGCTTAAGCAGGCGTCGCAGTCCATGACCGATGAACAGTATCAAGCCGCGACCGCCACGTTGTTCGGTTCGGATGCGATGCGTCTGTCTGGTATCGCAGCGCAGCAAGGCGCGGAGGGCTTCAACAAGCTGAAGGAAGCCGTTACCCGCCAGGGCCAGGCCGCTGAGGTTGCGGCGGCGCAGACCCAGGGATTGCCGGGCGTGTGGGAGCGCTTCCAGAACACGATGGAAGATCTCTGGTTGGGCATGTTTGACAACATGGACGACCAGCTGGTTTCTGTCGGCAACTCCGCGGTTGACATGGTGGAGGGTATCGCCCCGGCGCTTCAAGACATGGCGCATCTTACTGGTGACGCTATGAAATTGTCTGTTGATGGTGTCGCTAAAGCGGTTGAGGTGTGGGGTAAGCTCCCAGGCCCGGTTAAAGAGGTTGCGACCTCTATGGCGTTGGTTGCCGCGGCGGTGAAGTCTTACAGCAAGTTCAGCATGGTTTCTACCGCCGTTGATGGTCTAACTAGCGCGTTTAAGCGCACCCGTGGCGGTATTTCTGATTTCACTTCCGCTTTTGGCGAGGCGTATTCCTACGCACGCCAGGCCAACCCAGAATTGTCGCGCACCGGTGCCGCTCTGCAGGTGCTTGGGGGTAAGGGCGGCGTTGCCGCCGCCGGGTTCGATAAGCTTAAGGGCGCGGCAAGCGGCGCGCTTGATCTTCTTGGCGGCCCGTGGGGTGTTGCTATTGCGGTGGGCACTTATGCGCTCACCGAGTACATCCAGACCGCGCAGAATGTTCGACAGGCTCAGGAGAATTACGCACGAACCACGGATGAGGCGGCGGCGGCGCAAACGCGGCTTAACGCGGCAGTTGCTGGTTCTAATTTGGCGCTTAATAGTGAGCAACTTGAGGACGCGGCCAAAGTGGCTAAGAGCACTTATGCCGAATTTAGCCGTGTCGGTGAGGCGCTAGAGGGATTCCATTTAGGGAACGGCGGCCTTATCGATACTAAGGGTAAGACTCACGATGAGATTCGTCAGCAACAGCACGAGATGGAAAGGCTCGGCAACGCTTACGACCTGGTTAAAGAAAAGATGGAAGGCCAGGGTAAGTCGATGGACGACCTTGGCATGATTCTCGCCAAGGGCGGCAAGGAGTACGAGAACCTGCGTAACTCACTCCTTGAGGGCGGCGGCCTGTTTAATTACAAACAGGAGCTTGGCGATCTTGCTGTGCAAGAGCTGGACTCGGCCAAGAATCAAGTAGAGCAAATGATCGAGGCGGCGCGCAATCTTGACCCGGCGGCGGCGCAGGCGGCTGCGGGTATTGATGTGTTGGCGGATTCTTCGGCGTCCGCTGACGATAAGCTATCCGCTTTGAAGTCCACTATGCAGGCGATGGGGTTGCTTTCGCAGACTGCGGATCAAGCCATGATGGAGATGGCGGACGCCGTAGACGAAATTGGGAACAGTGTTTCTAGTCTGGGTCAGGGCGCGGACGGTTTGGGCGACAAACTGTTTGACGGCGATAAGCTGAATGTTCAGAACGATAACGCCCGCCAGTTGTCGTCCACCTTGTCTGACATGTCCGAACAACTCATGAACGTTGGTGTTGCCGGTGGCGACGTTAACGAGGCGTGGGACACGATGATTCCGGTGCTGGATAATATTCGTGCTCAGATGGGATTGACGGGTGAAGAGTTTGACGCCCAGTGGTCTCACATTCTTGAGTCTTATGGCCTGGCGCCGGATGTTGTTCACACTTTGGTTGAGTTGGATGGTGCGAGTGAGGCCGTCCAGTCGTTGGGCGATTTGTGGGCTGGCCTGTATAAGGTTGAAGAGGGCGCCACTATCCCGATTGACCCGCCAGACCCTGCGGTTGTCGCGGTGATGGATGAACTGGGAATCAAGTATGAGGAGATTAAAAACGCCTCCGGCGAGACAATCCAGTTTAAGGTGACCGCCCCTAACGATGAGGTTAAGGCCCAGCTGGATGACATCACCACCAAAATGGCGGAGATTGATGACGAATCAATCACGATTGAAACCATCATGGACACAACCCCGCTCACAATGGGAATTGATGAAGCGGAAGCGCTATTGAGGGACTTGGATATTAAAGATCCATCCCCAACGGCGACGTTGCTTATCGACGAGCTGAAGTCTAACGGTCAGATTGCGATGGGCGATCTTGAGTACCTGAACCAGCAATCCGCGCACCCGGTTGCGGATTTGGATAAGCTGCTCCTAGATAATGGCATTAACACGGCTCACGGGCAGTTGGATGAGCTGAATGCTCACTCCACTAATTCGAAAGTTGACGCCGATACCGCCTCGTTCACAAGCAAGGTCGGCGCAGCGATCCGTTTGATTAACTCCATCCCGCTCACCAAGCGTATTACGTTCATCGGTGAGGTTGTCGGCTCGGCTTGGAATCGTATTCGAGGCAACGCTAATGGCGGTATCGCAGGTTTCGCTACCGGCGGTGAGCTACCTCGTCTTGCTATTGGCGACGCCGGTTATCGTTTGCCGACTTCTGGGCCTGGTACAAACATGGTTGACGGGTTCCTCGGTGTTGACGGTTCCGGTATGCCCATTGCCCGTGTTGATGCGGGCGAGTGGGTAATTAATCGTCGTTCCTCAGCTCAGTTTGGTGCGGCGCTCGCTGCGATTAACGCGGGTAACGCCCAGCAGGCGCTCATGGCGTTACTGCAGAGTCTCCCGGCTCATGCCGATGGTGGTGTGACTAAGTCGGAGCAGGTTAAGGAAGCGCTCGCACCGTTCAACAACGGCCCGTATGTTATGGGCGGTTTTTCCCCGAGCGCGTTTGACTGTTCCGGCGCGGTGGCGGCTGGCGTTAACGCTTATCTGGGTCTTGACCCGTTCGATTCTCGCATGTCTACGGTTAATGAGGGCCAGTGGCTTGCCGCTAAGGGATTCGAGAACGGCCCAGGTAACGGTAAACAGCTTGTTGTTGCTTGGTATGACTATGGCGGAGGCGCTAACGGTCACACTGCGATGATGCTGCCGGATGGTACTTACATTGAGTCTGGCGGTAACACGGGTCAGGGTATGACGATTGGTGGCGCTGCGGGTCCGTTGGAGGGCCGCGGGTTTACTAATTTCATGTATCTGCCGGGGTCGGATTCTGATTCTGGTGAGTTGACTGGTGATTTGGGTGAGACTGACGGGTTCGGTACTGCCCTTGACGTGGCTGGCGCGTCGGCTAAGTCTCGACCCAAGGCAACGGCCCTTAAAGCTTCTAAACCGCAGGCGGGCAGCATGTACCACGTCCCTGGTTTTGCGTCTAACGTGCCGGGCGCTACGGTTGGATCGGCTCTGGGCGGTCACCGTGGCGCGGTTCAGGGCGCGGCTAATCGTGCCGGTGTTGGCGCTCAAGCCGCCGGTGTCATGAACTGGGCCAACCCGTTTGTTGGCTCTAATTCTTTCCGCGATGAGATTGGCGAGCCGGGCACTAAGCAGATTCTTTCGATTGCTAAGCAGCTAGAAAAGCAATTTGGTCAAAAGGGTATTGCGGCCCAGGTTGAAGCGGCGTTGAGCGCTAAGACACCGAACTGGGATGTTTGGCTGCGTGTCAATGATGAGACGATCGACGCTTTTAACCGTCTTGAGGACGCTAAAGCGGACTTCAAGAACGGTATTAATGATGTTGCGGAGGCTGAGGAAAAGCTCGCGGATCTGAAAAAGAAGTCTAAGGACTCCGAGGGTGACGCTGCGGATAAACTCGCCGAGGCGTACAAGGCGCTAGATAAAGCTAAGAGCAAGGAATTAACTAAGTCTTATACACAGCAGGATAAGACGGAGGACATCGAAAAAGCTCAGAAGAAAATTGATGATCTGAGGAAAAAGTCTGGCGACAATGCCAATAAGACGGCGCGTCAAATCGCCGACGCCGAGCAAGAGATCATTAATGCCCGTAATGAAGAAAAGGAAAAACTGCGGGAGCTTAAGGAAGCGCAGCTTGCCTACAATACGGCGTTGCAAATGGCGCCGATTAAGGCGGTTGCGTCTCTGACGGAGAAAATCGCTGAGGGTTTCGGGGCTATTGCCGAAAATATGGAACTCATGGCGAACAACATGAATCACGCTAATGAGCTGATTGACGCCCGCCAATCCTCCGAATTGGCAGACGTTAACGCCAAGCAGAACGCGCTAGACGCGGCGCGTAAGCTACGCCAGTTGGAGCGCGACAACTCCAATGAGCGTCATAAAGAGGTGCTAGACCAGCAGCAGGCCGAGTTTGATTTGGCTATGGCGCGCCATGACTTCAATTCCCAGTATGCGGATCGTGAAGTTAATCTCGCCGAGTTGCGGACTAAGGGGATTCTGGATGTTTCGCAGCGCGCTATGGACACGGATCGCCTGGCGATGATTTCCGCGTCGGGTGTTGCGATTGCTGAAAAGCAATTGGAATTAACCCGCGCCCAGGCGGCTAAGGGCGAGTTTGATCGTCAGGTCGCTTTGCAGGAAGCCACTTTTGAGCTGAATTTCCAGGAAGAGATGGCGCGTATTCAGCATGAGCGTCTGGCTGTTGCTACGCAGGAGTTGGCGGACGCTGCGGCTGCGGCGTCTGGTAAGTTGGGCGGCTCGGCTAGTGCTCTGGCTCAAGAGATGCAAGGCAAGCAGAAAAAAGCGGCCGGTATTGCTGGCGTCATCGGTGGTCTTGCGCAGTTGGCTGGCGCTATTGGTATGACTTTGGCGACTGGTGGCGCTGCGCTCCCTGGGGCGCTCGCGCTCGGTGCGGCGGGTCTTAAGGCGGCGGTTGAGGGCGGCAAGAACATTGCTGAGGGCAAGGCGCAGGCAGACGCCTACAAAAAGCAAGCCAAAGAGGAATACGACGCGCTGTCTAAGGATGATAAAAAGCGCGTTGATACGGCCCGCGCCGGGCTTTTGGTTGGCGCGCTCGCTGGCGGCGCTGTTGGCTTGGCTGGCGGCTCGTCAGATGATGTTGCAAACATGTTTGACGCCACTAGCGGTATTTTCAATCTGCCGTTGTACCAAAAGCAGATGACCCAGAAATACGGTGCCGAGGCGGCGGCGTTGATGACTGCGAAGAAAAAAGCGGAGCTTGATCGACGTGAAAAAGCGGCGCAGCTGGAGCGCGCTAAGGCGGCGTTTGATTTATCGGACTCGACGGCAAAGCAGGCGGACGCCCTGGCTAATATGCAGGACACGCTACAAAAGCAGCTTGCCGAATTGAAGCAGGAGAATAAGCAGCTAGCCGGGATTGACGACAAGATTGGGAACAAGAACAAGTCTGTTCTCATGAGTATTGGCGGTTCCGGTTGGGGCGTGAACTCCACGGACGGCATGATGCTTGGCGCTAACACGGGCGGCTTTGGTGGCGTTACCCGAGACGAGGTTGGTGCTTGGTCGTCTCTGAACGTTGAGAACGGCTGGAACGCGGCGGATATTATGCGTCCGCTTGTAGATTCGGTTAAGGATACGGCGGCGGACGCGGCGGCGGCGTCTCGCGGTGTGGTTGAGGGCTTGCCGGAGACTGTGGCGGAGGGCCGTTATACGAAGTTGCTGGCGAAAAAGTCGGTTGTGCCTGGCGCTGTTGATGCCGCGGGCCGGTCTGTGCTTGCGGCGCAGCGTGAAGCGTCTAATGCGGCGTATGAGGCCGCTGCGAAGCGCGTTCTCGCTGAGATGGGCGGCGGTAACACCACGAATATCGGCACGCAGTTTACTGGCGCGGTGTCTGTTAATGCGAAGTTGGAGGACACGGTTCTCGATGGGTTACGTGCTATGGCTGCGAATAAGTAGGAGAATGAATCATGAGTAAAGTTTGGGATAAGAAATTCCGTCTCACATTGTGGGGCGTTGACGTGGAGCCGTTAGCGTTGTCGCGCCCGCGGAAGTGCCGTGAGGGGCTATTCCTTTCGGAGGTGCCGGACGGGCTACAGGGCTTCGATAAGCGCCATTTGTGGGATGAAGCGTCTGGTTCGTGGCACGGCATGAGTACCGACACAAATCAGATCAAGCTAGAAGTGTGA